CTTCTGCACAATGGATAGGCGGGATTCTATCATTTTCTGACGGTCCTGTATCTCTCTCTTGAGTTCTGCGTCGTCGAGTTTAGCAAGTTCTTCGTTCTTCTTCTGCTCTTTCATGAGTATGGTCTGGCGTATGGCTTCCTTTGCGGTCGCTGTCAGGTTCTTCTCGGTGTTCAGACGAACATTGAGCTTACGTATCTCATCGTTATACTGCTTTTCCAGCTGGGCACGACGCTTTGAGGCTGTGTCTTTCATAAGGTCGAGCATAGCCTTCTCTGCTTCCTCCAGTGCCTTGCGCTCCAACTCGGCGGCTTTCCTCGCATCATTGTCATGCTTAGTGGATGAGGATGACGATGATTTTGAGCTACCTATTTTTATACCAGCTAATTCTTCGTAATCTTTTTTTGCTTCCTCTACTGCTGCGCGAGCTTCCTTAACGAGTTTTGTGGTAGCCTTTTTGTCTTTCAGAAGATCTTCTAACTTCTTTTTCGCATTTTCCCAGTCTGCTTTTGCATTCGCCACATCTTCTCTGTAGTTTACATTATCCATGGCTTGCTGTATCTCTTCTTGGGTTTCTTCAGCTGATTTTGTTTCTGTATTTTTACCTGCATTTTGTTTTTCTGCTGCCAAGATTTCTTCAGTCTTTCTCATACCATATTTTTTCCTTAATTCTTGTCTCCTCTCAAATGCTTTTTGATCATCTTTGTATTGTTGGGTTCCTTCGCCACCAAAAGCCTTACTATGAGAAGATTCTTTTATGGCTTCCACAGTTTTGTTATATGCACCTACAACATTATCTGCAATCTCTTTACCTGCTTGCTTGGCATTGTCCGTTGTATTCTTCCAGAAGTCTGTCACGCTCTTGCCTAATTGCTGAATACCTCGTTTCATTTGGGTCCAGTTAAGGGTAAACAATCCCTCGAGAGCAGTTCCTACCGCTCCGACGATACCTGCAACAGCCTTGAAACCGTTCCACATCTGCTTCAATCCTGCCTTTATGATTGACCATACGGATTTGAACACAGCGCCCAAGACAGCAATATTAGTCTTTATGGCTACAAGCCAAACCTGCATTATACGGCTGTTCTCGATGAAGTCTCTGATGTAATTTGAAACGGTCTTGAATGTATTGATAAGGAAGTTGAGGCCTTTTTTGATGAAGCCGGTAACAGAAGATGTTAATTTGCTAAACCAACCGTCACCCTCGCTAAATAGGCTGAACAACTTCTGTAAGGCTTCAAAAGCGAGCATTATTACTGCTGTGAATATAAATCCCTTGAGTGCTGTCTTGGTAGCCAACACGAAACCACGGACAGCGGCGCCTGCTGTTGCCATAGCCGCCGTCCAAGCGTTACCAGAACTTACAGCAGAAGCGGTCTCCCACGCCTGCACCTCGGATGTCTTAGCCTTCACGAGTGCTTTTTCGGTCTCAGCCAGCTGGCGTTTGTTGGCAAGGACTTTTGTCTCGATAATGGTGCGCTCTGTACCGCTGGCGTTCTCTAAAGCTGCTGTCTGTGCTGCCACAGTCTTACGCAATGCGATTTCCTCTCTCTGCAGGTTCTGTACTGTAGCGGTTGCGGACTCGGCATTGCTGATAGCGGATGTGCGGATTGTGGCAAAGGCGGACTGCGCGCCCTGAATGAGTTTTGCAAAACTTATGGAAACGAGAATATTCATAATGAGGCTACCAAGCTCAGGCAGATGTGCTTCGAGCCACCTAACGCCTTCTGTGAGTCCTTGTAATGGTGCAACAAGGGCATCACTACTACTCTCGCCGAGTGAAATCTTGAATGACTCCCATGCAGAAGACAGAGAAAAGATAGATAGTGACACGGTGCTGTATGACTGCTCAAACATTCGCTCGGTTGTCCCCTGTGCATTGCTAAGCTCTGTCAGTTTCTCACTGAGGCGGTCGATATTGCCTACAAGTGCCATTACCTGCGGAGTGGCGCGGCGGCTGAATACTGCGGACAGCAATTCTGCAGAATTAGAGGCTTCCATAATTCCGCTATCCTTCAAACGCTGCAATGTCTTTGTCAGTCCCTCAGACTCAAGAGAAGCCTGATTTATTTCTATTCCGTATTCTTTGAATACCTTTTCTTGTTCCTCGGTCGGAGATGACAAACCAAGGATAACCATACGCAAGGCGGTACCAGCGTCAGCACCACGCACACCGACGTCGGCAAGGACACCGAGAGCAGCATTGACTTCCTCGACAGACTGATTAAGTGAATGACCAAATGGAGCGGCGTTCTTCAAAGCCTCTCCCAATTCAAGCACGTTGGTAGCAGATGTGGCCGCGGTCTTCGACAGTACATCGTTGGCGTGTTCCATTTCTGCCTCGCTGATAGGAAGCTGAAAGCCTCGCATGGTTCGTATCATCAAGTCGCTGGCTTCATCGAGGCTAATAGTGTTTGCCTGAGCAAGCTGTAGTGTCTTAGACAAAGCGGCTGTTGCCTCATTAGCGTTGAAACCTCCACGGGAAAGGTTCTCCATTGCATTTGCTGCGTCGGTAGCGTGATATATGGTCTCACGTCCCATTTTTCGTGCCTCGTCCGTCATTTTCTGCATATCTTCGGCTGACGCATTGGTTACGGCTCTTACCCTTGCCATTCCGTCCTGAAAGTCCCTTGTCACCTGCAGGACGTCCTTAGAGAAAGCCAAAAGGCCACCACCACCTATGGCTAACATCATTTGCTTGCCTATATCTTGGATCTTTACTTTCAGATTGTCGAGGCCGGCCGTTGCTTCTTTGTAATTGCCGACATTACGGTAGAAACGCAGTGTCTCTGCCTCGGCATTTTTAAGCTCAGTCGTTATCTCGGTAATATTGTTGCGCAGCTCCTGACCCTTAGCAGAATTACGCTCTGCGCGGCTCATGGCATCCCATTTAGCTGTTGCGTTGGTGAGTTCGGCACGCAGCTGCTTAAGACTACCTTCCTGCTCTCTGGTAGCCTTTATCTGATTGTTGACCTGCTTCGACAATGTGCCTATTTGGTCGTTCTGTTGCTTTATATACACATTGCTTGCAGCCATACTGCTGTCGTACTGCTGCTGGGTAATGGTACCTTCTTTCAATGCCTTCTTCAAGTCGCCTTGATACTTGCGAGCTTCAGCAAGGGCCGTGCGGAACTTAGCAATTCCTTCAATGGCATCTTGATACCTTACTTGAATGTCTATGATTTTTACTCTTTCGTCTGCCATATCTTTTGATTTAATTGATTTTTCTAAATACTCTTACTCTCAATGGATAGTTCTTAGGATAACCCCTCGTGTGTCCGATTTTACCCCATGAGTATGCACGTTTTGCATCTGAACCATATAGTGCTGAGGTCCACCAGCCATCCATTACAACGGGGAGCTTGTCGCAACCGATAGCATAGAGCAGGCTGTTTACGAGGTCATAGTTGCTTTCAACGATCTTCCATTCTCCTGCACTACCAAGGTAGCCTTTTTCTCCTGAGGGGAATGCGTCTGCGTTCTTTGCCATTATTGCAGCATATTTGTACGCATTACCGTAAGCATCGGATGCGCCGAACTTTTCGACGATGAGATTGGTGTACGTTTCGCCGTCATAGCCATTGCCAGTTGTATCGACACCGGGGATGATGTCACCGCCATAGCCTCCGAACTGGGCTGTGTCAGTGTCCTCCTTAGCCATAATGAAGCGATGTGTACCGTCTGATATGGCGATGCCCTCTGCATCGGCGAACCATTTGTTGGCTGCATACCATTCGGCTTCTGTATAGAGGTTCATTTCTGTATCTACGATGAGAGCCTTTTCCGTATCTAATCGCATAAAGGGGAAGGTATGGCTACCTATTGCGGTGATGTCTATCGTCGCTGTTTCGATAAGACCATTGAGCCTTGCCTTTGCTGTTATTGTAGCATATCTGTCAATCTCGGCACCAGTGACGGAAACCGTAAAGCCTTTTTCTGTCACTTCGCTTATAACAAAGAAATTATCGCTTGACGTTACAGATAACTCGCTTACAGATACGCCGACTGGAGAGAATGACAATCCGTATTTAGCTGAGCCATTGCCATTCTTAGTGTTGAGGCTGCTGGAGCCTGTTATCTCTATTTTTCCTCGTACCACGGGTTTGTCTATCTGGTGGAGTTTAGCAAAAGGTCTTATGTTGTCAAGCTTATCCTTGGATGTCGTGAATGGTGTGTTTTCTCCATGGAAGAGATACGACCATCCAAATTCCTTGTCGTATTGCGTTGAAGTCCAGTATTCGCTGTAAGCAGAAGTGAAGTCTATCTTGGCTGCTCCTATGGCTTCCAACAATTTTTGTATCATCGTGCGGTTATTCTGCACAAGCTGCCACTCGCCAGCAGAGCCGATATATCCTGGCGCTCCACTCGGGAAAGAGTTTGTGTGTCTGACTTCATGCGCTGCGGAGTCTGATACCGCGGCAATCATAGCATCGGTATTCTCCTTGCCATGGAAGTCGCCATTTGCCTCTGCAGTGTTTTCTGCAATAGTCTGTCCGCTAACCAATATTTTATCCATAAGCTTTCTGGCGACAATCTCTTGCTTGGCAATCATAAAGCGGTGCGTTCCGTCTGATACGGCAATACCGTCGGCATCATCGTTAAGTATGCCTGATGCATTCCACTCCGTTTCGTTGTAAAACATTCCATTACGGTCAACAATTAAAACGCCCGCGGCATCAAGTGTCGATGACAGCCATGTGTTTTTGTATTTTACGGAAATGTATTTTGTCCCTGTAAATTCCATGCCTCCGGACACTGCTACCACTGTTATGGTAGAAGTGATGTCCTCGGTCAATCCCTCGACGCTCAGGGTAAACTTGGTGTCACTCTGCTTCTCTGCCCTTATTGCTGTCTCTTATACACATCTCCGAGCCCACGAGACTCCTGAGCA